AAGCTGAAGAAGCTGACCTCCCGCGACCTGCAAAAGCTCTACAAAGATCTGATGGAGCATGGCCGGGTAAACCAGCGGAGCGGCCACGGCAACCCCGGGCTCAGCAACACCACAGTGCGCAGCGTCCACCTCATGCTCCACAGCGCGTTTGAACGGGCCGTAAAGGAGCGGCTCATCCCCCGCAATCCCACCGATGACTGCATTGCCCCCAAGGTACAGAAGGTGGAGATGAAGACTCTCCGGCCTGAACACTTGAAATCCTACCTGGAGGCCGCCAACACCCGCGGGGTGCTCCCCATGTTCTATCTGGAACTGGTGAGCGGACTGCGGAAGGGCGAACTGGTAGCCCTTCTCTGGGATGACCTGGATCTCCGGGACAAGACGATCTCCGTCAGCAAGCAGTACATCAAAAACCCCAGCGGCGCCCTCACCCTCTCCCGACCCAAAACTGAGACCTCGGTTCGGAAGGTGTCCATCCCCCAGGAGGCGGTGGACCTGCTGATTCAGGAGCACGAAAAGCACCCGGACAGCCCCTATATGTTCCCGTCTCCCGTTACCGGCGAGATGTATTACCCCGACTCGGTGGTGAAGCTCCATGAGAAGATCCTCAAGGACGCTGGGCTGGAGCACATCCGCTTCCACGATTTAAGGCACCCAAATGTCAAGCACAGGACACAAAATTTTTCAACTTTTTTTGGAGACTTTCAAGGCCGTGCGTTGCCCCCATTGGGGGCGTTTTTATTTTCTGGCGATCTTTTGAACCATCGCATTGATACTCAGGTCAATCTCACCATCAATAGCCGTGTGAATATGAACGCCGCGCCCACAGAGAAGGTTCCAAAACTGAATCACCTTGTCTATGTCTCTGCCCAACCGGGCGAGATCAGGGAGCAGAAGCACATCCACGGCTTCATCCTCCACAGCGTCCATGCACTTTTGAAGTCCAGGGCGGTCAAGGGTCAGGCCGCTGCCTATATCGCTGGAACAACCGATGATCTCAAAGCCATGTTCTTTTGCGTAGGCTTCAAGCCGGAGCCGCTGTCCAGCCAGGAGTTCCTCACTGTCCGGGCCGCTGTGTGCTACACGGCAGTATAGCCAAGTCCGTTTCTGCTCCATCACATTTCCTCCGTGCAAAAATCGTTTGTTTTCCAGGCGATTTCTACCTGATTGCCAGGGTAGATATATACCCGGTCAATCAGCGCATCGACCAGCCCAGCGGTCAGCCCGCTTGTGCTGGTGATCTCCCGCGCCAGCTTTGTTCTGGCGCTTTTCGCTTGTTCATCCATCTGCATCTGCGTGGTTTGAGCCGCGAGAGTGGATTGGATTTGTTTCAGCCGGTTCAATTCAGCGTCAACCACCGCCCCCTGCTTTTTGTAGTCCTCCAAGCTGATTTCCTGCAAAAGAAACTGTTCATACAATTTCTGCTTTTGCTCCAAGTAGCTCTCTATTTGATTGCCGCACTCGTTCTGCTTTGCAATCTGCAAAGACAGCGATCCGGCATGAGAGAGGTTGTCCAGATTCAAGATGATCTGCGCCTGCTTATTGAGGACTTCATAAAGCATCGTTTCCAGTTCTGCCTCCCCGATCACCAGTCCATGACAGGCGGCGGCTTCGTTGACTTGGGTGTACCGGCAGAAAAAGGTGGGGCTTTTCTTCGCTGTCCGTGGCATAGCATGGCGGCAGCATCCACAGAACACCTTGCCCCGCAGGGGGTATGTCCTGGTGTTCTTCTTCGGACACTTGAAGCGATGCCGCTGGGCCTGCACCTGATCGAACAGCTCCTTGCTGATGATAGCGGGGTGGTGGTCAGGAATTTTGATCCACTGGCTTTCATCCTTCATCCGTACCCGGTGGCCTCCCACCTCTGTAACCTCCCGTTTGCCGATGATATAGGTGCCGGTGTACCGTTCATCGTCCAGAATGTGTATCACGGAGGATTTCTGCCAGATTCCGCAGCTACGGGAAACATCGTGGACATGAACGCCATTTGCCTCCTTGTACTCGCCCGGTGTAAGAATCCCCCGTTCAAACAGCGCCTTGACGATTTCGCCGGGAGCGCACCCATCACGCGCCAGCTCAAAGATCAGCCGCACATTGGGGGCGGTTTCCTCGTTCGGCTCCATGCGTCCGTCCGCACTCTTGCGATAGCCATAGGGACAGAGTTTGCTTTGATACTCGCCGCGCCGGAACTTCACATACTTGGCGCTCTTGTACTTAATGGAGAGGTCCCGGCTGTAAAACTCGCTGACCAGATACTTCACTGCCACGCGGATGCCGCCCGTGTCGCCATGGAGCTTGTCGCTGTCAAATTCATCGTTGATGGAAATGAAGCGAACACCGTACAGAGGGAAAACCATTTCCATATAATAGCCGACCTCAATGCTGTTGCGTCCAAACCGGGTGAAGTCCTTCACGATGATGCAGTTGATATTGCCGGACAGCACCAGATCAAGCAATTCCTGGACGGCGGGCCGCTCAAAGTTGGTCCCACTGTAACCGTTGTCCACGAACTCCCGGACCTCTACATTTTTCACACCCTCCATAGCGTCAATAAACTGACCAATCGTGTGCCGCTGGTTCTCAATGCTGAAACTGCCCACCTTGCTGTCCTCGGTTGAGAGGCGGATATAGGGGGCGATCACATAGGGCAGAAGGTTATTCATTTGCCAGCACCTCCTTAACACGCTCAAAGCCGCTTTCAAAGGTGAACTGGACAGAAATATCGTTCGGCCCGTTGACCGTGATACGTTCAATGAGTTGGTCTACCAGCAGAGCGGAAAGGGCGGTATCTTCGTTGATCGCCGCCAGCCGGTCGGCAAGGGTGGCGTAGCGTTCTATCTGCTGCTCCAGCGTGGTTTGCCGTTCCTGAAGCTGCTGGACACGTTCGACCGCTTCACTGATCTTCCGCTCATATCTCTCCCGCAGCTCGCCATGCTCGGCTTTGGTGATAACACCTTTGACGAAGTTGTTGTAGAGACTGTATAAAAATGTCCGGTTTTTCTCCGTTTCCTGGCGCAGTTTAGAGATTTCCTTATCGACTTCCGCCTTTTGCACGGAGAGCTTGCCACCGCACCGTTGCAGGCGCAGGTTTTCACCGATCACATTCTCGGCCTCTTGGCGGATGATGGTCAAAATCACATTGAAAAGGGCTTCTTCCCGCATATAGGTTTCGCTGGTGCAAACGTCCTTTCCAATGCGCTGATTTGCAATACAATGGTAATAGTAATGGTGCTGCTGGTTCCGCTCTCGGTGAAGGTTTCTCCCACAGTGACCGCAGAAGATACGCCCTCGCAGAATATTATTCGTATAGGGAACCTTCTCCGCCGTTGCTTTGGCCTTGGCGGTTGCCTTTGCCCGGACCGCCTGCGCCTGTTCAAACAGTTCACGGCTAATCAGAGGTTCGTGGGTATTGCGCACAATCACCCAATCCTTGGGGGCAGTCGGCACCTGCCGATGGCCCACCGTTTTTGTCTTGCCCTGCACCATGTCTCCGGTGTAGACTTCATCGGCCAGGATTTTCATAACTGTTCTGCTCTGCCAAACACCGCTGCCAGCCAGCTTATTGTCATAGCTGAACAAGCCGCATGAGGCATGATAATAGCCAGGGGTTGGAATATCCGCTTCGTTCAGCAGCTTCACGACCACATTCAACGGCACACCATCCGCAATCCACTGAAAAATCTGCCGGACAGCCGGGGCGGTGTCCTCATTGACCAGCAGGCGGTGGCAGTTGTCGGGGTCCTTCCGGTAGCCGTAGGGAGGCCGCGCCCCCACAAATTCCCCGTCGTGCATACTCTGATGAAGCTGTGAGCGTACCTTTTTGCTAATATCAGCCGCATAAGCCTCATTTATCATATTTTTCAGAGGCACAATCAGGTGATTACCGCTGTTTTCCGGGTCTGTGCTGTCAAACTGATCGTTGACGGCGATAAACCGCACACCATGAAGCGGGAAGTATTTCTCAATGTAGTATCCGCTGTCAATCGTGTTGCGTCCCAGGCGGGACAGGTCCTTGACCACGATGCAGTCAATCTTTCCCGCCTCTACGTCACGGAGCATCCGCTGAAAGGCTTCACGCTCAAAGGTCCGGCCCGTAATGCCGTTGTCGGTGTAAATCTCCACGACCTCAATGTCAGGACACAGGGCGATATATGCCTCCATGATCTGCCGCTGTGTTTCCAGAGAATCACCGCGCTTGCCGTTGAACTCTACAGACAGCCGGATGTAGAGAGCGGCCCGCCAGATTTTCACAGCAGCCACTTCGGGCTTCTGTGAGACAATAACATTTTTTCTGCTTTTCCGTGCCATTTAGACCGCCTCCTTTTCCATGGTCATCAGCAAAGGTATCATTACCAGCAGAGAAGGAGGCAGCTTGTTCCGTTCCTTCAACTTCTCCAATACCTTCAAATACTCCATCTGATAGCGGTAGGTTATTTTCAGATCGTCCTTTGCCATCACACGGATGGACTGAATCAGAGCGATCACCGCCCGCCGGTCCAGCGTGGTCATGGTGGAGAACTCCTTGAAGTGCTGGGTCCAGCGCAGGCGGTCACTGGTGCTGTTCGTCACCTGCTCCATTTCCTTGCGCAACTGCTCAATAGCCCCTTGCAGCTTTTCAATCTGCAAGGCGTACCGATTTTTCAAGTCCTGATAGTCGGCCTTGCTGATAATCTGGCTGACAAAGTTTTCGTACAGAGTGGCTTTGAACTTCTGGACCTGCTCAAGCTGGGCGGTGTTCTCCGCAATCTGCACCTTATAACCGGCAACTAATTCCTGCCCGACCTGTTCCTCGCTGATGCTGTCCAGCAGTTCATCCAGACATATCACGCTCTTGATGTGCGCTTGCAGGCTGACCAGAACGCAGTTAATCAGATCATCCTCTTTCAGCATCACGGGATGGTCACAGCCCTTTTTCTTTCCGGTGGGACAGTGGTAATAGATGTACTTCTTACCGTTCACGGTGTTGGTCTTGCGTGTCATGCGTCCGCCGCAGGAGCCGCAGATCAGCAGCCCGGAGAACAGATAGACCGCTTTCCCGTCCGGCGTTGTCCGGGTGTCCAGGGACATGATGGACTGCACCAGCTCAAAATCACGCTTGGCGATGATCGGCTCATGAGCGTTCTCTGTGCGTACCCATTCCTCCACAGGCTTCACACGGATATTCTTCAGCTTGTGGTTGTGGGTTTCCTGTTTTCCTTGCAGCAGAATGCCGGTATAGGTTTCATCCTGCAAAATGCGAATCACCGCGTGGGCAGACCACTTCGCGTCCGGGCTGTCCGCATACCCGCCCGTGGGATGGGGCAGGCCCCGGCTGACTTTATAGGCCAGTGGAGAAGGGATGCACAGGTCGTTCAGCTCGTCCGCTATCTTCTTGGCACTGGCCCCGTCAATGCGGCGGCGGTAAATGTCCCGCACCACACGGGCAGCGTCCGCATCAATCACAAGATGGTTTTTGTTTTCCGGGTCCTTTTGATAGCCATAGATCGGACAAGCCCCCACATAGTCCCCGTTCTTCCGCTTGGAGAGAAGGGCGCTCCGGGTTTTCACAGAAATGTCCCGGCAATAGGTGTCATTTAGCAGATTTTTCAAGCTGATATGGAGATCATCGCCGTTCTGCTCATTGGCCGTGTCGATACCGTCATTGATAGAAATGAAGCGGACACCATAGGTGGGGAAAATCTGCTTCAGATAGCGTCCGGTTTCGATGTACTCACGGCCCAGGCGGGATAAGTCCTTGACGATCACGCAGTTGATCTTCCCGGCCATAATGTCGGCCATCATCTCTTGAAAGGCCGGACGGTCGAACAGGACACCGCTGTAACCATCATCCACCCGCTCCGATACGATTTCAATGTCCGGGTGGGATGCCACAAAGTCCTCGATCAACTTCTTCTGGTTGGTAATGCTGTCGCTTTCCTCGCTGTGGTCTGCTGTGTAAGATAGCCGCAGGTAGGCGTCTGCCTGATATTTAGGCATGAAAAAATCACTCCTTTGCAAATGAGGACATCCCCATGAGCAACGAAGTGATTGGGCGCAAGGCGACCGCACACGGATAACCGCGCTTGCCCTATGAAATTCTTTTTCCAGTTAGAAGCATACCACACCCTCACGGGAAAGTCAACACGCTAAAGCTCTAAATTAAAATCTGCTTCAAGCAATCTTCCAGGGTCACGCCGTTGTTGGCAAACTGCGCCCGGACGGTGAATTTGCCGCACCGGAAACAGTAGGGATTTTTGATCTGCCGGAGAAATTCGGCAATCCGTTCCTCTTTAGGGAGGCTCTGGTCTACCGACACATCCCGAATGTCGGCCAGAGGTGTACCAGCAGAGGTGTGATTGATGTTTTCCATTATTGCAGCCTCCATTTCAGCGTTTGAAACGGTAGGGGAGGTCCTGCCCCTCACCGTTGTACTTATCCCGAATGATACGGGCGAACCGTAGGGCAACGTCAGTCTCAATGCGGCCCATCTGAATGATTTCTTCCGGGCTGACGATGGACATACGCCGGACAAAGGCCCGGTCGCTCAGTTCTGTCTCGTAGGTCTTGACGAACAGAGCCACGCCGGAGAGCATGGAGGCTTTCAGAGAATTGGGCGTACCCTGCCACGCTCCGGCCATCAGCGCCAGCATCCGTGAGAACGCGTCCCCGCCCAAAAGCTGATAGGCGTTGATAAGGGCGCGGACGGCGGCGATCTCAAAGGGTTCTCCAGTCTGTGCCTCCAATGCCCAGGTAAAACCGCCGTCCTCCACCAGACGCTTGACCTCCATGATCTTTGCATCCGAGCCAGCTTCAACCACGGCTTTGGTATGCTGCCGCAGGGTCAGACGCTTCTTGTCTGTGTCCAGCTTGGCGTACATTTCCGCTTCTTTCGCATAGGTCATGCCAGTATGGATGATGCAGGGGACGATCACATCCTTGCCGCCCGCCATCTGCCGCATGGCCTCAATGCGGTGCTGGCCGTCCAGCACATTGAATTTGCCGTCCCGAAAGCTGACAACCACCGGGGACAGTTCGCGGCCGCTCCACTCCCGGATGATCTTGTCCACATCCTTCTGCTCCACGGGCCGCTGGTAGGGCAGGCCGGAGGTCAGACGGCTGGTAGAGAGAGTGCGGATAGCGCCGGGATTGCTATACTCCACTTCGGGGAGGGGAAGGAAGGTCTGCTGCTCCGCCTGGTCCGGCTTGGGCGGGTCGTGTCTCTTACGGTAGCTCATGCTTTCATACTCCTTTTCATTTGTTGCAGTAAATCGTGTATGGCGGTTGAGATCGTGCCAAACCGCTTTTTCAGATAATCAAATTGCACAGGCGTTATATCCGGGAAAACGACTGTGCAGAAGGGGTCGCTATACCATTCAAATTCCTTCTGGAATTTCTGGATGAAAGAATCCAGTTCGGCCAGCAGCGCATCCGGGGTATAGCTGCAATCTTTATCGTGATTTTTCAGATCGGCTATGGATTCCTCAAAAGAAGCGTAATGCCTGCCGCTGGATGAATAGGGAACAGCAAGCGGCATAGGGGCTTCTGGCGGCGGCGCTGGCTCCGGCTCTGCGGGCGGTGGCTGGTATTCATCCACCGAATGAATATCACCTGCCGCCAACTGACTGGCCGCTTCACTCTGCTGCTCTGGTGACAGCCGTGACAGCTTCATAGCGTCCGTTTTTGTGATCTTCGTATCCGTTTCCTTGATAATGGCCTTTGTCTCCGGGGTCAAGTTCTTTGCCATCTGGACCTGCATTTCCACTGTGCGGGGTGTTACACCCAATTTTTCAGCGGTGTCCTGGGCAAAGGACTTCACAGAATCAGAACGAAAATTTTTCGTTCTGAAATTCTCGCTCCTGCGATCACCGCCGTTTTTGGTTTCCGGGTGAAGCAACTCATATATTTCTTTCCGGCGTAAAAGCAGATTGCCATAGTCCACGGGGGACAGATCGGCGCGAACAAAGTTCTCGTCTATCTCTGCCAATTCCGCTTGCAGGCCCTCCAAGCCGCTGACCGTACACTCAATTTCCGTCCAACCCAGCAGCTTTGCCGCCTCCAACCGATGAAGTCCGGCAATCAGGATATGTCCGCAGTCAACAGTGATCGGATTGAGCAAGCCCACTTCTGAAATACTGTCCGCCAGCTCCCGAATATCTTCCGTTCTGGCCTCCCGCCGTCCCGGATTGATCTTGATCTCGCTGATCTGAACCAGCACAGTCTCACCTCCCTGGCCTCCGGCCTTTTGATAATTCATCCTCGCCGGATGGAACACCTGGGGCCATAGTCCGCCTATGGCCCCAGGTCTTTCATCCGGCTGTTGGGCGGGAAGAACCGCGCCGGTCCTGGTTGTGTCCTCTTTCTGTGAGGAAGTGACCGGCGCGGGTTCCCTTTGAATACCCTTTCGTTAGAATCTGTGCCGTATTATCAGGCGGCATGACCACCCTGCTGCTATCCCCCGGCACGGGAGTATGTAAGCCCGCCCTGGTGCGGCGGCGCGATACCAACAGACGGTGACGGCAGGTGACTAAGCTGCCCAAGCCAATCCCTCAGTACCTCCCTTTTACCCTGCGATACGGGTTTTTGCGGTGCCTCCCGCGTCTGCGGCGTTACCAATGCCGGACAAGCCGCCCAGGTGTCGCTCGTACCTTTGATGTTATCGTTTTGACGGGCAGGGAGCGGAAAGGAATCACCTCCTTTTCTCCGGCCCTGGCCCGCAGGTAGTCTTTGCGATTGAACGGCTGATGCAGGATGCAGCACTTACATACTGAATATGAA